GTATGCTTGTGCATTTGCATGATTGGAGTTGAACCGCACTGAAATGAGGAATAAATTTTTTATCATTTCCAGTGCACACAGAAACCCTTGTGTAATAAGGGACAGACTACCGAGTCTGATTCGATTTTTGACTGAAAAAATCTAAAGGGTTATGCTACAGGGTACCACCCTATGCTCCATAATCAGTCATGAAGATTTTCCTGAGAGCAGGACAGGAAACGTTTTGACCTACACGTAGATCTTGGATCAAACCAACTAGTATAATCAGCTCATGTTCCTCGATATCATATCGGAGGAAAAGTGCTTGATCAGGCGTGTAAGCATCGGATATCGGGAGTTTAAATCTCAACCGAAGGGCATCCAATACAGCGTTCCCAGGCTCATTACAGAGGGTGCCAATGAGGGCTTTTCCAAGCCGCTCAAATAATTCTTCCTCTGGGGTGGTCTTGAGTTCTTTGGCAGTCAAGTTGAACAAAGTGTGATCCAACACACCGAGCTCGCCTCTGACTATACCAAATGACCTAAGATAGGATCCCAGTAGGAGGAAACTGCTTCCCTCATGAAAACTACGCTTGAGAAAGGACGTACCAGCTGTGGTCCACCGCCGTTCTACAACGATGATGTGCCCCGCAGCGGCAAAACCTTCCTCCAAAGCGCTCTTGACCTCATCAAACTCACTAAATCCTTGTTGAAGGATGTTGTAAGTCCGATGGGCCCCATAACCAATAACCTCGTTGTTCATAGTAACGGTGACTGGAGTTCCGGAGTACATGAAAATACTTTCGGGTTGAATAACCACAAACTCCTGTGGATTGTCAGGGTTGGTTAGCCTAGCAGGCTCACTCAAACTCTTGATCAGAAGATTGGCTGTGATAGGATTGATTTTCCTCATCTTTAGCCACAACAAATATGCAATACCGGGTCCATTTCCAGCATCACATGATTTAAGATCTCCCTCCACATAAAAAACCACACCGCTCTCTGTACAACAAACTCCAAGGGAGTCGTCCCCAGAATATACTAAGCGCACATTCCCGGGTTCAACCGCCAATAACCATTTGAAGCATGCGTCTGACTCTGCGGGGGACTGCGCGGGGTAATAACGACATTCGAAGTCATACCCACGGTCCCTTATTGCCCGCATATTTAAAACGCGTTTCTGCTGTATCTTAATGATATCTGGGGAAACCCTGTCTATAAGAGCCCCCTCATCACTGGATGCATACAAACGCGGATCCTTCGCTTGCTTTCCGATTTCCTTCTTCACTTTGAGAGTCCACCTAACATGTCCTGAGACTATGTTGGCGGATCTCTTCGGCTCTGCAAACCACCCCTTATAGAGTGGTCTTTTAACGGCAGGCAAATCTACCATATGGCTCAACCATTCGTAGCGGTCGAACAAATAATAGAATGGTGAATACACCAAGTAAAGAAGGATGGCGGGTGGAAAGACCACCGTCATTATGGTGCGGCCAAAGACTGCCGCGAGCATGGAATAACCCACGCACAGCAGTTGCTCCAGTCGCTCCATTGTTAGCCAAGAGCCATCATGATTGGTATCGTAATTGAGGTAATCCAATACCTCACGTTCAGCACCAACTTTGACAACCCTCGGGACGTAAACTTTCCTACCTCCTTCAGAGGGAACCGACCTTTTCACGGTATCCCTAAAAACCAAGTCTCCACTG